TTAGATAATACGAAAACGAAAAGGAAAAGGAAAAGGAGATAGGATGATGAATTATGTCGAAGAATACGACGGATGTAACGTTGCTATAGAAACACGAGTAAAAGAGATGATGTTTTTTCAAGCGGAGTGAAAAATGGGCGAATTAAATAATTTATATGAGTTTAGAATAAAAAACGAACAAGGCGTAATTTTAGAAACGACGTTTTTAGCTGAGAGCATTAGGCAGGCAATAGGATTATACTATATATGCGGTAATACTATGCCGTTTACAGTAATAAGGAGGGTTAAAAAATGAACGATCAAGGATTATTATATATTTTTATAGAACCAGATACTACAACAAACGCATACTATAAAGACGATGGTATTATAGATGTGCATATATTTGCTAATTCTATGGGTTATGACGTAGAATATCATAGACAGCTATCTAATCCCTACTGGCGGACAATAATTGTTGTAAAATTTAAAGAGCAGGAGGTGTGCAATGGTTAACGCAGAAAAGTATCGGGATTTGATTATAGAAATATTTAAAACTGAGGGAATGAATATAGGTATTTTAAACAATACACCATATCCATGCGCACTATTGGAATGTAGTCAGTGCGGAATTTGGAAACCCGGTGGGACTAAATCGGAATGTTCCATGAATTTTATAAAATGGATGACAGAGGAAGTGATCCCCGATTACCGAATTTCGCAAGATTTAAAAGAAGAGATTTGTTTTAAATTGTTGATATTTAACGAAGAAAATTATATTAAAGTTAATGAGTTAATTAGGGACGCAAAAATCATTAAGTGAGGAGTACATATGAATAGTTTTGAAGACATGGCTACACGTATTAACGGCTATAAAATTTCGTGTGATTTATTGAGAGAGATTGAAATAGCACTATTAATATATGAACCGCATGATTTTCGTAAAAGAGTAATTGAGTTAATTAAATTGGCCGAGGTATGGTAGTAAATGACAAGTATTTATATATTAGTATTTGCAATGATATATTTAATAATATGTGATATTATAAATAAAAGAAAATAGGGCTATAATAGCCCTATTTATTATTGTATAAGTTCAATTGTATATGAACCTGAAGGTATATTCAGTCCGGCATTAGCTGCCCCAACATTATCACCGGCAATATGTGTGATGTCACCATTGGAAAGTAGGAATACACTATTTTTTGTGCCCGATAGAACACAGGTGAATGTTCCGGTAGTCGGTAAAAAATATTGTGTGTTATTTGTCAGGCAGCGAATAGTACCATGTCCGTGCCCTATAGGCTGTTCGGCGACGAATTCAGCGTAAAATACCCCGGTATATATACGGTCACTGTCGACCGACTGTTCAATTAGACGGACGTTAGTAGACTGGGTAACACTACCCAACCCATTATACCCCATTCGTAGATATCCATATAATTCGCAGTTGTTCAAATAGACACGCACGCAGCCAGTGAATTTTAAAATATTTGCGGAGCTATTAACATTTTTTATAACACAATTGTTAACGGATATTGTGTCAACGTCAGAAATATTTATAAAATGACTAATGTTGCTACTGGTGTTCACATAATTTTTTTGCGGTTCTACGTTAATATTATTGAACGTTAAATTATACAGCCAATTAGGTTTCGAATTAACGGTGTTAACGATTCCATAATCAACATTACCATTTATTATATTGTACATAACAATGTCATTAAAATTTATATTAACCAATTCATTAATAACGCTGTCATTATATTCGAACGATATTATACCGCGGTATGAACCGTATATTTCACCGTTATCAAAAAATATTTCACGTGATTTACCCCTAACACGAATTAGTGAATCGGTTTCTACATTGTTTATAGATGAAAAATTTGATATAAAAATGTTATTAGCGTCATAAACATCGAATATAGACCCCATGTAACATTCATTCGTCAAAATATTGGACACACGTATATTGAATGAATTACGTACATTATTTTGGCCGGCGATTTTTATATTGTCGCTGTAGTAGTTGTAGACGTTCGTAATTGTGCCGTTTGTACACGTATTTAGATATATTGCACGTTCCTTTGCCCTAATCGATGTTATATTTTGTATATTAAAATTATCTACAAAAGTGAAAAGCAAACAGTCACATCCTACGGTGTTTGTTATTCCGGCTAATTCCTCATCCGTATTTTCTAATACTATATTTGAAATATCAAAATTTTTGAGAGATCCTGTCGCAGTAGCAGCATTCGTATATCCCTCAACGTCGACTAACGTTTCAATGTTTTTTCCGAATATATTATTAATTGTATTGTATTTAGAATCTAACCCAACTACATTACTGTATATAACCCCACCCTCGTAACCTATAATTTCTATGTTCTCAATTTCAGAGATTTCTGACAACACACGAACGGCGACTGCGTTTCTATTAGTCGGTGTTTGTTTTAAATAAACGAAATTACAATTTCGTATTACAACTTTTTTTGCAGGCGTAGCGGATTTAAAGGAAATAGCCGTTGTTTTATCAGAATAATTGAATGTTATGCCGTCCACGCTACAATTTTCGTTATACCTAAAATAGGAATCTACCAATATGAACGTCGCATTATCGCCGATTATCGGGCATTTTAATAAAAATTCATGTGTACCGTTTATAACATATATTCCGTGCGGTATATATAATATATTATTTTCAGTAATTTCATTAAAACAGGTAATAAACGCAGTCGTATCATCGGTGACACCGTCTCCAACAGCACCCCATTTTTTGACCGACACAACAACGCCACCAGATTTTTCTAATTTGTCGATTCTGTCATTCAATTCACCAAAAATCTGTTCATTAATAATTTTGTCCAGCGTTCCATCTTTCGCCATCTCATCCAGTTTATTGTTAATTTCTTCCTGCACATCCAGATTTTTGAAATAATTGTCAACATATTCTTTTAACTGTATAAACAATGCATACAATTCATCAAAATTTTCATTCGTTTGATTCTGCGATTCAACGACTTCGTTAATTTTTGCGATCAGTTTATACAACAATTCCTGATATGTCAGCGAATCATCATATACCAATGGCAATGTCTTTTGAAACCACGCTTTAAACGGTTTTAAATCTTCTCTACCTAAAATCATCAAAATTCTCCTTTTCTACTGCCACAGACCGAAAAAACAGTCTGACAGCTCTTCGATTATCATGTAGTCTACACTTCTTATTTCTTCGTTCCACTCGGTGAGCAATTTTCCTGGGCTGGTAGTATAACCGTCCCTAACGTTTTCAGCCGTGGTGTGATCGCCGCCACTATGTGAATCCGTTTTATTATCCTCAAAATCTGTAATCCGTGCGTTGGTTAAATATTCGTTAGATTCAATATTTATCAGTGACCCCTGTGGCGTATCTGAATATCTATCAGTCGTTTTATCTTTCCCGCCGTGTGTAATTTTCAAATTGCTATTTACAGTCTGGTCTATATTTTCCCGCATACTATTATTAGTAATAGGATTTACCAAATCTATTGATTTATACACCATATTATAGTGCGGCATTATGTCATTTAGCGTTGACGATAGGTATAACTGCCACATGGCGATCGTTTCACAACAGATTTCACGCATATAATAGTGTCGCAGTATATTACATTCTAATTCTAACCTATGATTTTCGTCATAAATCGGGAAATCAAAATTAAATATTTTTGGTGCGGCGTTTCTGATGACTGTTTCAACGTCGTTGAACCCAGCGGGGTCTGATAGGTTGTTATACATTTCACATATTGATTTAACTGAAATAGTATACTGTCCCATTATATCACACCCCCTACATCATAGTCACTAATATCATCTGTGATATAGTCGTTATATTTAACAGTAATTTCATGCCCGAACATTTCAGATATCTGCGTTGCCGCCTGCTGTCTGGCCTGTAATCTGGATAACCGCATAGCATATGCGCCGCCGTTCAATGATTGAATTTCCGATGTGATCACACGTTCTCTTTTTTGTTCGTTTATGGAACAAAATCCCATATCAGTTAAAAATTCGTTGAACACATTTTGTTTATGAACGTATAATTTATCGATTAGATACGGGGTCTGTGTGTTAATTGCCTTTATTGTTTCATTTGGGTCAAAATTTTTGTCACCGAATATGAACGGTTCATTGCCCGTATATTTTGCGTATAGATTTAACAATGTCAGTCTCTGTTTTTCGTTACCGTGAATCAGTAGCGGTGTTTTTTGGCCGTTCTGATTTATCATGATACACATTTCAATTTCGAACAACTGTTTGGCATATTTTTCTATGTTTAGAATTTGCGCATTTCTGAACATACTATTATATATCATAATACTATCATTAGAATCACACCTATATAGATAATTGTTCCAATCAGAATACGCAATTCTGGTCAACGGGTAGCCATACACGTTATAGGGGCCACCCTCATTACATTTTAAACACAATTCTTGGTTTAATATATCATCTTTAAAATATACTGCTTTCCCTGTTGTTATTAACGAACGTTCTAAATACACAGTGTCAATAGTGTTCGGGAATCCCGACCATGAAAACGCACTAACTGCAATTTCCATTAATTTTTCGAAAATATTAACCCACGTGAAACGATTGTTATATATCGATTGATAAAAATTTTGATTCTGAATAGATGGCGTTTTTATGCTCATTCTATTACCTCTTCTATTATACTATTATCTATAGAATAATCACCCATTCTGGATAGTGAATTCCAAAACGTTGTACCATTGTTATACACATTTTCGATTATTTCTACAGAACTGGCAGGCATTTCGCCCACTATTTTAACATTATTAGTTTTAACATAGTTATAACCGCTGCGCCCATTTCTTGACGGGATTTTAACACGGTTTATTGCATACCCATATCGGTCGAAAAAATCATCCAGAACACGGGCATTAGCTGCTTTTATGCATAATTGCCCTGCATAAAAATCCAAATTAGCACCAGACCAGTCGACACACGATGACTGCGTACCCGATGAATAACTGTTCCCTGATGTATTGGTCATTAAATTTCCAGCCAATCCTGCGCCGATCGCCAGCGGTACATTTCCGATTGCGCCAGCGATTGCGCCGCCTATTGACACCAAACGGCCCATCTGTCTGGCTAACCATTCTTGATACCCTGTGGTATTTATTGGGCACTGCGGGAAATTATTGATTAGTAATTTTTTGTCATAGGCATATGACGTATTATTATAATTCGTTGGAACCAGCGAAACTTCAGGCACGCCAGCCGACATCGTGAAACTGGCTTCAAACGTCGGGTTGCCCGAAAAATCGTGGTAATCCAGTTCTATCGCCGAGCCCTGACTATTCGTAACAAAACATCTGTTATATAGTACTGACAGAACTTTTAAATTGTGTGGCGCATAACCATCTACAGTTGATGGCCTGCTTGCACTCACATTTTTTGTCGTTCTGTTCATAGTCATCTGTTCGGGTATAGCGTAACACCCGATCACTTTTTCATTAATTTTATCCGCTGCTTTCAGGTCATTTAAACGTGAATTTAAATCAGTAGCCGATGTATATGTTTCCATCTGATAGCATGAATATACACGCCCTGCAATATCACCGTTATATGGGAACAGCAGTTCGCCGTCACGGGTAGCGATCAATGCTATCTTACCGCCTGTCACAACACCTAAATCTACTAATGATCTGATTTCCATTTCGCCGCCATCAATCGGTTCAGGCTGTAGCCAGTTAGCCGCACTATCAGACGTAACGTGTTCACGTTCTACCATGCATGCGGGCAGGGAATAGTCAAAAAACCATGTGGTCATTTCGTCGATTGTGAAATACACATATGTTGTATTATTAGATACGTATTCTACGCTATCAATAAACGCATAGAACCATTTACTACCAAAATTTGGATTTTGAAACATCAAATAGTTGCAGTCGTAAAGTTCGCTATAAACGATTGACGACCTGATAACAGTCTGTCCGCCTGCGCCGCCACGAATAAAACTGACGTTCGTTTCAGTGTGTTCAGCATAACTATTGATCGCATTGTATTTTGCGGATTCTGACGACCAGTATCCAACGTGTTCATATGTTTTCGTTAGCGGAACACCGCTACAAAATTTAAATGTAGATGATGGTGCTATATACATTATAACCTCTTTTGATTTTAGGGTGTGCATATTATACTATACACACCCCCCACTATAAAAATATGTTAAGAAAGGAGACACTATTCCACAGTGATAGTGGATGTACCTGTTTTGGTTATGTCGTAAATTGATGTCGCTGTGATAGTTGCTGTTCCAGTTGCACCAGTTAAAACTTTAACATTCCCGTTGCCGTCAACTGTTACATTTTCATTAGATGACTTCCATGTAACACCTGCTGGCGGGAAATTCGTGCCAGTTACAGCAACCGACAGTTTAACGCTGCCGCCAACTGGTAGTGTAGCAGTAGCGGGTGTAACAGTTACACCTGTAACAGTCGGTGCGTCTGCCTGTAGTAACACAGCATTTTCGAATGGTGACGTGGAAAATGTTCTCCACACGTGGAACCAGTGATTTCTATATAAACCCTGTTCATTATCACGTGTTCTAAATTCATTCAAATTATCGAACACCATTAAATAATCACGTGACACCAGCACGGCAGGTACGGCTGCCAATTTGTCCAGATCGTCCTGACCGATCTCTTCGTAGGTCGGGTCACCCACAAAAAGTTCGCCCAGTCTGGCGGTGTCTAATTTGCCGAATGAATCAACTAATACGACATGTCCTAAAAATTCGACTTTATCCATATTAAACGCTGTAGCAAGGCTCTGAACGTCCATGCGCGCATTAAAAGCAGTAGACACCAGTAAATACTGGTCATCTTTTAGCGTAAAATTATGAACGCCTGCCCTATTATAATCAGGGGACAGGAATGTCAACGAATCGGACAACGCCTTGACCTGCACCATTGCCTCAGACATTTCATCTGCTGTCGAAACTGCGCCAATTGCGTGCGTTGGCAGCATGCCGTCCAGAATTTCTCTTGCGATCATGTATTTCATTGTTAAAAATTCGTCGTAATTTGCGCCTGTGTATAGTGATTCTGTAATTTTTCCAACCAAACTATACAACCCGTCCCATGATATGAACGCCTGTTTCAGGTCTGCGTCTGATGTAGTCGCCTTATAGAATTTTTGATAATTCATAATATGATAGGCAGCTCTCACGTCAGGTTTTTCTCTTTTTTGTAATTCACTTTCTGCGACCGCAGGATCATACTGGAACGGCTTTGCCAGTTCAACAAATATTTCCTGAATAATTTCGCCCAGCATCAACTCGCCTTGCTTCATGAATGACCACGGGTTATTATATATCTTATTTTTAATATATGTCTTGCCGATCCTATTCCATAGTGACGACAGGAATTCATTTTTGATAATTTCATCGCCAGTTATAATATCCCCGATCATTCTCAGACGTTCAATATCCTGCGGAACCGCAACTGGTACACTATTCTGATAGTATGGGCTTGCGCCGTTTCTCGTTGCGTTCAGCACTGATACTGTATCAAAACTAATATTTTTCTGCTTTACCTTATTAGGCATACTATTCTTCCTCCTTTATTATATCGTCAAAAGTTATATCTTCATAACTTTTTTTGTCTTCCTCTGGCTCTTCATTTTCGATTTCATCTTCAGGAATTTTTCCCAAAAATCTGTCAATGTATCTTGCACGCCACACTTTTTCGACTTCTTTTCTTGCCGCGTCCACCGCTGCGTCGATGTCCGTCTGTGTGAAACCGTCTCTCACGTCGATTGATTCATCAACATTTTCGATAAATTCGATCAATTCATCGGTCATATCTTCTCCCGCCAGATCCTTAATCTTGGTCAGAATTTCTTCTTTTGATAATATCATTTTATCACTTCCTTATTTTAATAATAGTAATGCGCCTGTCCATGTGTCTGTTCCTGCAATGCCGTCCTGTGCGCACCCAATTTTTGCCTGTAATTTTTTACAATATTTATCTGTGATTGCACCGAAATCGCCATCAATTTTTAGGTCAGCTGGACAACTAAAATAACAATAACATATTCTTTGCAGGGTTTTCACGGCTGCGCCTGTTGAACCCCGTTTTATTACTGGCATTGATACCGCCACATACCCACCCTCTTTTTTAGTGTTGTCAACATCTGTAACGTTTTCACCAAAATATTTTAAAATTCCATCGGCCAAGGCTTTTCCTATTTTTTCGTTATCATGAATAAAATTGTCTGCGTCGGTCTGATTGGTGTGAAACCCAAGTTCACAATACAACGTTTTCGCTTTCGGTGAATTGATTTCATACAAATCAGTTCGAACAGAAAACTGCGCTTTTTTCTTCTCTGGATAAATTTCTTCTAAAAACGGTGATACTGTATTAAATATAGACCTATACTCATCGTTATCAGCGTAGAACATGAACAGCAGATAACGTGATGAACTATCTGAACTGGCGTTCGTGTGAATTGGAACATATAGGTCTGCGCCCCAGTCGTTGGCCTTTTTTACTCGGGTCGCCATATTCTGTGATGTAGTTCCTATTTCAACTCTATACCCTTTTTCCAATAGGTATTTTTTACATACCTCTGCAATTGGTCTGGTGTGTTTATCCTCATAACAACCAGATCGCAAACATTTGTTCTGGCCTATGCCGTGGTTAGATGGTGAAATGTAAATTTTTATCATTTCAGCCACCTATTTTAGTTAAAATTTTTTCCATAACAACAGTGTTATTTTGGATCGCCTCAGTCAGCTGCATGACCTCTTCTTTATGGTTCTTTTGACTTTTATATATGTACCATAATAGTATTCCACACATAACTATCGGGAAACCTACTGTCGTGATAGCATTTAATACAATGTCAATATTTTCCAATTATTCCACCTCGTTCTCAAAACCTAAATTTATTTTATCTATTATTATTATACCATGCCTTGACAAACAATGCAATAGCATGTTATAATAAATCATGGGAAATTTTTACGATAATAACAAATTGTTGAATTTATTAGACGAAAACGGAAATCACCCAGAAATTTTTATCTCCGAGGGTAATAGGTCGGCTGGAAAAACTATTTCATTTAATAGATATCTTGTAAATAACTATATTAAAAAAGGTAATAAGTTTATACTACTATATAGATATGGGTATGAAATGGATGGTGTTTCAGATAAATTTTTCGACGATATAAAAACCCTTTTCTTCCAGAATATGGAAATGACGGAAAAGAAAAGAGCAAAGGGTAAGTATGTCGAATTGTTTATTGACGAAAAAACATGCGGTTACGCCGTTTCACTGAACTCCGCTGAATTTGTAAAACACGCTGCGCATATTTTTTACGATTGCGAACACATTTTATTCGATGATTTCCTGACAGAAAATGACAATTATTTGCCCGATGAAATTAAAAAATTCGTGTCGATCCACCAATCGGTAGCACGTGGCGGCGGAAAAAGTAGCAGGTATCTACCTGTATATTTGATCGCAAATCGAACGTCACTTTTGAATCCCTATTATACCTCGCTTGGAATATCATCTAAAATCCAAAATAATACGAAAATATGTCGGGGGTCTGGCTATGTGCTGGAGCGATTCATAAATGAATCAGCTAAAAAAGCCCAGGATGATTCATTGTTTAATCAGGCGTTTTTTGACAGTGATTATCACACTATAAACGACGGGTTACTATATTTAAACGATGATATTACTATGGTTAAAAAAATGAGTGGCAATAACTATTATATGTGTACCCTGCGTTTTAATAAAAAATTATATGGAATACGTAGATACGAAAACGACATAATATATATTGACAATAGTTTTGATGAAACATACCCATTAAAAATAGCTGTTACACAAACAGACATTGACGGGGAATACATATATAAAAATGTCAGACAAAATATAATAAATTTATATCGAAAATATTTTAATTATGGCGTTTTCAGGTTTAAAAACCTCGATTGCAAAAATGCTATAATGAATCTACTAACATATTGATATCAGCACGACTGATGACTGACTGATGTTGCGGGGCAGCTACGGTGTAAAAACCGCCCGACACATGTACGGTTAGCAACCGCCTTCACTCGCTTCGTGTGTAGATATATAAAAAGAGGATATTGTAAATATATCCTCTTTTATTTTGGCAACATTTCATAATATTCAGGCGTTAACAGGCAACCACCTACGAATTGGCGTTGCACTAATTTTGATGGAACAACTAATCCCACTTTAAAATCGCCTATGTCTCGCTTAACCTCTACGAACGCCCGTTCTTGTTCGTTTTTAGCTACGGTTAAATCGCCGTTCATACTGGCAATAAACAATTGCTTGCAGCGATCGGGCATGCCAGCACATTTCACATCAATATCATCTTTACTCTTTTCAATATATGTTTTCTGTCGCACAAATATAGCTGTGTCCCATTCTACTTCTTTTTTCCATTTACAAAAATCAACGTCATGCAGCTCCACACCCTTAACATCATTAGCATTACCTATGCAGTGTATACTATCTGTGTCAGCATATACAAATGATTCATAGTTCTGCTGCGCTGCTGTGATAGTGAACGCCCGTGCGTATGATGTGATGGCTGCGCCGACTGGAATGTAGCCAGCTTTTTTATTATCAGCGACCACAGTCTTATATTTTATGCAATTATCCTCACCCAGATATACTATTTTATAACTACTATTTTTAGAAGAGGCCATTTTTCCGTATAAATTATTTAAATATAGTTTTGCCAACTGGCGTTTTGCACCCTTGCTGGTTTTTTTAATTTTGCTATAAAAATTTATATATCGGTCAAATACACCTATTTTAGTATCGAAATAAC